AAAGGCTTCACAGGAAGCAGGAAGATTGTCAGGTGGTATTGGTCAGGCATTTGGAACTTTAGCGGGTACAACGTCAGATATAGGTCGTCTACAACAGGCTCTAGGTCAAGCAGATGTATCGCAGTTGAGTCAGTTAGGTGCAATGAGACAAGCACAACAACAAGCAGGACTAGATGCAACAAGACAAAATCAAATGCAATCGGCTCAAGAGCCTTACACAAGATTACAATTAGGTCAGAACTTGTTACAAGGAATGCCAAGTGCAAGTATTCCGTCTACGTTTACGCAAGCAACAACACCTTCTGCTAATCCATTCTTACAAGGTATAGGTGCTTACACAACATTGTCACAGATCGCACCTTTCGGTGGCGGTGCTTCTTCAACTAAGGGTTAGGCATGGCTGGTATATTTGACGCACTAGGATTTAGAACTGAAACAAGTCCAAATATTAATCCATTAACGGTTAGTGTTAAGCCTACAATGGACACAAAAACAGCTAATTCTGCGTCTGTTCTTAATTTAATAAATTCAACTAATAATCCTATGGCTATCAGAGGATATGGTGAACAATTCTATGGAACAAATAAAGATATAAATAAAGCGTTAATTGCTAAAGGTTATAAACCAAGTTCAGGTATTAATATTGATTCGCAACAGCCTATTGTTTCTAATTTAGGTCAGATAGATTCAAGTGTGCCAGGTGTAGATAAAGCGTCAACTTTTGATGCAGGAACAGCAAAGTTACCTATAGGTATAGATTTTGAAAATGTAGCTGGTGGATTACCAAACTACATGAATGAAATAAGAAATTTAAGTAAACTTAAAACAGTAGATAAAGGTGAAGGATCTGAAAGTATTATTGTGCCTGGACAGGGTGATAAAAGTGCTGGACTTGGTGGAATAGGTTTTGGTGGCGACACTGGAGCTGGTGCTAATAAAAGAGCAGAGCTAGAAGCTAAGATACTTGAAGATCAACAAGTAGCAGAAGAAGAACGAGGTATTGCTGGAGAAATAACAGGTGATGAAATAGGAGCTACAGATCCTGCGGATGCTCCTAAAAGTAAATTTCAACAAAATCAAGATAGTTTACAAGCATTATTTACATCAGCTATGGATGAACAGAAACAATTGTTCGGTGATTTAGCAGATGAAACTGGTAACAAAACTATAGAAGATTACAAAGCTGACTTTCAAAAAGCTACAGGTATAGATGTATCAGGTGAGCCAGATAACAAGATGGCACTTATGTCTTTAGGATTGTCCTTGATGCAAAACAAAGCAGGTAAAGGGTTTAACCTTAGTAACATACTTACATCTGTTGGTGAAGCTGGTGAAGCTGCTATGCCAGCGTTTCAGAAAGCTAAAGATGATGCTAGAGCTGGTCAAGTGGCTGCTGGTAAGTTTGCTCTGCAACAGACACAAGCTGATGAAAAAACTAAACTAGCGTTAGCTAAAGAGAAGAGATTAGCTCTTAGTGCATTAAGTAAAGAATTTAGAACTACAGCAGAGAATAGATTCTTGAAACAAGAAGATCATTTAAGTAAAATGCAACAAAAAGAATTAGAGCAAAGTATTAAAATTAGGTCAGCTATGATAAAAGCTGAAGGAGATGCTAATAAAGTAAATAAATCATTTACAGTTGAGCCTATTGACGGTCAGAGTCTTAAATACAGAAAAGCATTAAAAGTTAATGTAGGTGGTAAAAGTTCAAGTGTTTTTGTAAATCCAACAGAAGATGTTGGAAGATTTAAAGACGCTGCTTTTAACATAAGTAGAGCAAGAAGCACTTTAAAAGATATTAGTGGACTAGCTAGTCAATTACTACAGCCAGGTGTTGTTCCTATTATGTCTCAAGTAAGTGATAATATTAAGAGTTTAGGAGTGGCTTTTGGACTAAAACCAGAATCTTTGTTTCCAAAACAAGTTATATCAGACGGCAAAGGTGGTTTTAGAACAGTAGAAGGTGTTTCTAAAGAAGCATTGTCAAAAACATTAAGGGATAAACTTATAGTTGAATATAAAAGATTTCTAACACAAGAAACTGGAAACGGTATTTCTAATAAAGATGTTGAAATGGTAGACAGATTAATTGGTAAAATTGATTTTTTTGGAAATCCAAAAGATGCTATGGAAAAAATAAATCAAGTTGATTCTGTATTTCAAAAAACTCAAAATCAAATAGATAATGTTTTCACAGCATTTAAAGATAAAGATAGTTATGGTTCAGAATATCAATATAACAAAGCGATGGCTCTGTTAAATAGCGATGAAGATAACAAGACATATACATTTGGAAAATCAGGAAAATCATTTAATGTAAGAATGGGTCAAAACGGAAGAATGATTTATAGCTTGAAGACAAAGTAAGGATTAGTTATGGCTTTAATAACAATTGAATTACCCAATGAATCTTTTGATGTTGAAATAGAAGGTGATCAGCCTAATGAAGCTGAACAAGCTGCCATTGAAAGTTTAATAAAACAAAAGACTGTAGAAGCAGATACTTCGAGTACAGAAGAAACAGTAGAAGAAGCTCCTAAGTTTGACACTGGCACTGGTATAAGCAGTGGATCGTTAAGAGCTGCCTTGTCTATGGCAGAGAATAACGAAGAAGAAGACTTAATACTAGCCAAGTTTGGTATAGAAGAAGGCGAATATCTGCGTGATAATCGTGGAAGATTAGCTCTTACACCTGAAGGAGCGTTAAAAGTAGGTCAAGAAATAAATCAAAACACATTAATAGATGAAGAAGGATTTAGTAAATATGACTTTGCTGACCTTGCCAGTATAGCTCCAGAACTTATTGGTGGTGTCACTGGTGCAATCAAAGGAGCAGCGGCTGGTACTGCTATTGCACCTGGCTTTGGAACTATTTTAGGTGGAGCTTTAGGCGCTGGATTTGGATCAGGTGCGGGTCAAGGTGTTGAAGAAATCATAGAGGGTCTTGCTGGCGTTTCCAAACAATCAGCGGCTTCCATTGCTAAAGATATAGGAACAGAGGCAGCCATAGGATTTGTTGGTGATTTAACATTTGGTGTAGCAGGTGCTTTGTTTAAAACAGGTAAAGGTATGACTTATGGATTAAAAGACTTACCACCACAAGAAGCAAAAGCTGTTTATGAGTCTATGAAGTTAAGAGTTCCTGTTGTCGATGATGCTGGCGAACCATTAAAAATATTAGATGAATTAGGAAATGTTGTTAAAAATGCAGACGGCACAGATAAAATGTTGTTGGATGCTCAAGGCAAACAAATTATAGGTCGTTATGAAGATGCTGGACTAACACCAGGCATAGGTTCTATGGGTGCATCAGGCATTATGTCAAGAAAAGAAAAGATTGCTGAAAAGGTTATAGGTCCGACTGAAAAACAAAGAGACAATTACAATAATATGTTAAAAAGTATTACCTATTTTAGAAATTTAACTGGTGATGCTGGAGAAACATCCGCAGAAGAAGTCGGACAAATATTATCAAAAGGTGTTCAAGAGGATAATGCACTTTTAAAAATAGCTGCTAAAGATGCTCAAAAAGATGTTTTAGAAACATTAGATGGAATTATTGGTACTTTCGGCAAAGCAACAACAAAAGATACTCCAATAAATGATGAGATATTTAGTATATTAAAAAAATCATCTGAATCATTTGACGTTATAAATTCAAATCTTTACGGAAAAGTAGATGATGTTTTAGAAGATGTAATAGGTGATGCAGCTTTTTTAAACACAGGAACTTTAAAACAATTAGCTAGAAAATTAGAAGTTAAAACATCTTCTGCAGCCGTATTTGACGCTAATATTGGAGCATCCAAGTCTGCATCAAAAGCTGGTGTGGCTAAAGCTATAATTGAAAGTATTAATACTTTAGGAGAAAAAACAACTTTTTCTCAATTATACAATTTAAGAAGTGCTATAGGTGATGCTTCAAGAGTTACTGGAACAAAGAACGGTGGTAAAATATTAAGAGATGCTCAAGCCTTAATAGACGCTAAATTAACAAGTGCTAATTTTAAAAAAGAATTAGCTGATGCCTCTAATAATGAAATAACAAGAGGGTTAACGCCTCAAGCAAGAACAAGACTTGACGATGCAGCAAATAGTATAGATGAATCAAGAGCTTTCTTTGCAAAAGGAACAGATTTATTTGAACAATTTGCAGATCATATAAATGTAAAATCCTTAAACAAAACAATTATGGCTGGTAAAACTCCTGACATTGAATTTGCTAAAAAACTTATTAGAAATGACAATGCTAAACCTTTAAAAAGTGCTTTAGATGCAGTTAAAGGAATGACACAACGATCTGCTGATGATGTGTCTCAAGATGCTTTATTAGGAGTTAAAAGAGCTGAAAGATTAAGAGGCAGACTTGCAAATAGTTGGTTAAGAGAAGCAATGGATAATGCTACTGGTAAAACAGTCGGTGGATTACCAGACGACTTAGCTTTTTCTGGTATTAAATTCTCTCAAGCTATAGATGATTTAGGATCTACCGCTAAAGTTTTGTTTGGTGATCAAGCAGATAAAATCATGGCATTATCAAAACAAATAAGAATGACATCTAATTCAAACATGACAGCAGAAGCTGTTAAAAGAGCAATTGACGAAGGCGCACCAAAAAGTTTATCAGACGTTTTAGAGTCATTAAATAAAGCTCAAAGAGAAGTAACACAATTTCAAAATAATTCAGCGATAAAATCATTAAACAATGAGACTATAACACCATTAGTGGCTTCTGAAACATTAGCCAAGCCTAATGCCAAAGCAGAATCTGTAGATGCTGTTATGCAATTTTTTAAAAACAGAGCTAACAGAGCTGTAGGCAAAGACCCTCAAACTATAGCTAAAGCTCAAGAAGATTTAGCAAAAATACAAAACTTTTATATGAATAACGTCTTAAAAGATTTTGGTGGTGATGCTTTCATTGACGGTTCATCTATGAAGGCTTTTGCTAAAAGTTTTAACGAAGGTGGTGCAAACGGTAAATTTCGTTCAGTCTTTGGGGAAGAAAGCGGAATGATGTTAGAAAAATTTGGTAGAGCATTAAATGTTGTATCTAAACAAGCTCAAGGTGGTGATCTTGTAGCCGCTAACATTGCATCTGCACCGTTTTCAAACATAGGAAAACTTTTAAACTTTAGTATTGTTGGTAAATTTCTTTTAAACAAACCTTATGCTAGAAGATTTATGAATAGTTACGAAAAAGCTGCGGCTGGTCAAAGTCAAGCTGGTAGAGCTAAATTATTTTTAAATATGTTTACCGAAGCGATGGCACAATTCAGCGCACAAGCACCTGGTCAATTAATGCAAGAAGCTGTAAATGAGGGTACAAAACAATTATCTGCTGTTGCTGATAATTCTGGATTAACCTCAGAGTTACAAAATTTAAGGTCAAGTGTAGAAAGAGGCGTTAACCAAAGCCGAACAAATGTTCGCCCTAACCAAACTGGAATAAACGTACAACCAGCATCGAACAACACAGGAATTGGAGCTATAGATGTTACTGATCCAAGTACAGCGTTAGCTTTAGGACTAAGCCCATCAATGCAAGCAATAGCAAGTAGGAATCAAACAGCATGAACATAGATCAATTAAGAGAAGAAATAAAAAGAGATGAGGGTAGTGTTAATTCTGTATACCTCGATCATTTAAATTTACCGACTTGTGGTATCGGACATCTTATTACTGAATGGGATGAAGAGTATAACAAACCAGTTGGAACTACCATATCAGAAGATCGTGTTAAAGAATTGTTCGCAAAAGATATAGAGATTACTATATCAGAGTGTAAAGAATTGTTTGATACCTTTGATGATTTACCAGAAGAGGTACAAAAAATCTGTGCGAACATGATGTTTAATATGGGCAGACCTCGTTTATCCAAATTTGTTAAGTTTCGTGAAGCTATATCTAAAAGTGATTGGCTTGAATGTGCCATACAAATGGAAGATTCAAGATGGCACAAACAAGTAACCAAAAGAGCTGATCGTTTAATAAAGAGAATGGAAGACTTAGGTGTTAAGGAACAAGTCGCTTAGTTATTAAGTGTTCCTAAACCTAAACGAGTAACATTGTCA